TTCGATGGTGCTATGTACATTCCAGGTGATGGTTTCTATGCCAAGGCCAGTGGCTATGTGTATTACGCACCATACTAAATACAAAGATTATGGATAACGATGATGGCGCTCTTAACCGGGCGTCTTTTTATATACAAACTTTTATGAAAGCGAGGAGAAGAACATGAGAGATATTTGGACCTTTCTTCAGATGGCTTTTGCAGCCATTGGTGGTTGGCTTGGTTGGTTTCTTGGAGGATACGATGGATTTTTATATGCCCTGATTGCCTTTGTGGTGATTGACTATCTGCTGGGAGTGATGTGTGCCATTTTGGAAAAGCATCTATCCAGCGATGTAGGTGCTCGGGGCATTTTTAAGAAAGTGGTGATTTTTTCTTTGGTAGGGGTGGCCCATATCATTGATCAAAACATCATCGGAGATGGCAGTGCCATTAGAACCGCAGTGATTTTCTTTTATCTATCCAATGAAGGAATCAGCATCATTGAAAACTCAACAAGGCTTGGACTACCTATCCCGGAAAAGCTAAGAGATATCTTGGAGCAGTTAAAAGACGGAGGAGATAAGGATGGCACTAAGTAATTTAAAAACAAAGTACATGACCAGAAATGATTGCTATACAGCTGGAAGAAAGATTAAACCTAAAGGCATTATGGTTCATTCCACTGCCACTCCGGGAGTGATGGCTGCTGATTGGTTTATTCGGTGGAACAAATCCTACAGGGCTGGAGAAATCAACCGTCAGGTCTGTGTCCATGCCTTTTTGGATGATAAGGAAATATGGCAGTACCTGCCTTGGAACCATCGAGGTTGGCATGCCGGAGGAGATGCAAATAACACCCACATCGGTTTTGAAATCTGCGAGCCGGGTGGGTTTTCTTATTCTGGTGGTTCTACCATGGTGGGCTATGATGCAAAGAAGAATGAAGCTTACTTTAGAGCTATATGGAAGAATGCGGTAGCCCTTTGTGCCTACCTCTGTAAAGAATACGGCTTGACTGAAAAAGACATCATCAGCCATGCAGAAGGGAATAAAAAAGGAATCGCCTCTAATCATTCCGATGTAGGTCACTGGTTTCCAAAGCATGGAGAGAACATGGATACCTTTAGGGAAGCGGTAAAGAAGGCTCTATCAAAAACGGATGAGAAGGTTCAAAGCTTTCAGGTTGGTGATGTGGTTTCTATTGAGCCATCAGCTTTTAAGTATTATCCTGGTGGACCAACAATCCCAGCATGGGTTAAAGAGCTTCACCATAAGGTAACGCAGACGGACTTCAACAATAAGCCAGTGCTTCATGCAGGAAAGGTATGTGTCCTTCTTGGCAGACGGGTGGACAAGAAAACAAAGCAGGAATCAGCCGGGATTATGACATGGGTAAATGAAAATGAGCTGATTCTTGTAGATCGTATAAGAGATGACGTCGAGGAAGATATCCAGCCTAAGAAATACTATAAAGTTCAGGTTGGTGCTTTCAGCAATCGTGAAAATGCAGAGAACCTTATGAAAGAACTGACGAAAGCCGGCTTCAAGTGCTATGTGAAATACGAATAAAAATAAGGCTAATCAAACAAAATTCAATGTTTGGTTGGCCTTTATTTTTTGCCTTTTAGCTGTTTGCTAAGACTGATTATAAATGGGGTGGAAACCCTTGTAATGCTTGACTTATAGGGGATTTAGAGTGATATATAGACTACCCCAAATAGAAAGGAGGACGCAGCATGCGAGTTAGGGTAATTAAACCGATTGAAGCAAAACAGAAGAAATTAAAAGCATGTGCATACGCTCGTGTTTCAACAGATAGCTTGAAACAGGAAGACTCTTTAGAAAATCAAACATCTACCTATGAGCGTATCATTACATCAAATCCTGCCTATGAATATGTAGGCATTTATGCAGACCAAGGCATCTCCGGTTACTCAGAGAATAGACCAGCTTTTAAGTCTATGATTGAGAAGGCAAGAGCTGGAGAGATTGATCTCATCATTACAAAGTCGGTTTCAAGATTTGCGCGAAATACCGTCACCGTTCTAAAAGTTGCAAGAGAACTAAAGGAACTGGGTGTCGGTATTTTTTTTGAAGAACAAAATATCAATACGTTATCAGGGGACGGTGAGATGATGCTTACTGTCCTCGCTTCTTTTGCCCAGGAAGAGTCCAGAAGCATGAGTGAAAACAACAAGTGGACCATGAAGAAGAAATTTGAGCGGGGTGAGATTATGGTCAACACCAAGCGGTTCATGGGCTATGACAAAAACGAGTATGGTGAGCTTATCATCAATCCTGGAGAAGCAAAAATTGTTCAGAGAATTTTTGACATGTACCTTCAGGGAATTGGATCTTTCAAAATAGCTGCAAAGCTTAATGAGGAAGGGATAAAAACGATAACAGGAAAGACGTGGCAGGATAGTACAATCAGAGGGATGCTAAAGAATGAGAAGTACAAGGGTGATTGCCTTCTTCAGAAGTATTACACTCCTGAAAATATGAGAGGAAGAACCGTAAGGAATAACGGTGAGGTTCAAGCCTACTATATTGAAGAAAACCACCCAGCAATTATAAGCACTGAGGATTGGGAGAAGGTACAAGAGATGATGGAAGCGCAAAAGGAGAAAAGAAAAATCGGTGATGGTGGTGTAGAAAAATACAAGAATCGATATCCCTTGTCGGGGATACTAATTTGTCCTCACTGCGGCAAAACCTTAAGACGAAAGCAGGTTTACAACAAGCGTATTGAGTGGTGGTGCTCCACCTACATTACTAAAGGGAAAGCTACTTGCAAAGGGATAAAGATTGCAGATGAAATCGCATCTAAGAAAAATGTTACAGAGCAAACGGTGATAGAGGAGGTTATGATCGATGGCGAGAAGTATTACAGTTATACCCGCAAGGCAGACTACGACAGGGGAATCAGAAACGAACCAGATGCCCCAACTACAAAGAATGGCAGCGTACTGCCGCGTGTCAACAGACAACGAAGAGCAGCTATTAAGCTATGAGAACCAGGTAAGATATTACACGGAATACATCAACAACAGCCCACTTTATACGATGGCTGGCATTTATGCCGATGAGGGGATTTCAGCCACCAATACAAAGAAGCGTGAGAACTTCAATCGGATGATAAAAGACTGCAGAGAAGGGAAAATCGACATGATCATCACCAAGTCCATCAGTCGATTTGCAAGGAACACACTGGACTGCTTGAACTTTGTTAGAGAACTAAAAGAGCTGGGCGTGGGAGTTATATTCGAGAAGGAAGCAATAAACACACTTGATGCCAAAGGGGAGGTACTACTAACCATTCTCTCATCCCTAGCCCAAGATGAAAGTAGGTCAATCAGCGAGAACTCCACCTGGGGAATTAGAAGACGCTTTGAGAATGGGCAGTTCAAGATGAGCACTAAGCGTTTTTTAGGCTACGACACCGATGAAAATGGCAAGCTGGTCATCAATCGAGAACAGGCTAAAATTGTAGAACGGATTTATGATGAGTATCTTTCAGGTAAGACCGTAGACCACATCAAGCGATTATTAGAAAAGGAAGAAGTCAAGAACTGGAATGGCAAGCCCAAATGGCAGGCATCAACCATTCAAAGTATGCTTCAGAATGAAAAGTACAAGGGCGATGCCATTTTGCAAAAGAGCTATACCGTTGATTTCCTTACGAAAAAGCGAGCAAAAAATGAAGGCCACATTCAGCAGTTCCACATAGAAGAAAACCATGAAGCAATTATTGACCCCTTGATTTGGGAGGCGGTCCAGCTGGAATACGACAGAAGATGCAGCTATATTGAAGAACATGGGACCAATTCTTACTCACACAATCCAGAAAGAAACTTCTTTGCAGGAAAGGTAGTCTGCGGTACTTGCAATCAGGCATTTACCAGAAAAGGCTGGAAGTCAAAGAATCAATATAGAAAGGTCTGGCAATGCCAGGAACGGTACAAGGTTAAAGGGGTTCAGGGCTGCACTAACCGGCACATTGATGAAGCAATGCTGATTGATGCCTTTATTCTTTCATGGAATGCACTCCTTGATAACAGAGAAGAACTAAAAAAGAAATGGGAAACCACCGCAGAGTTCGGAAACCCACTGGAGCAATACAGAGCGGTCCAGTTTGCTGATATCACAGAAGATGCAAAACACATTAAAGAAATCGATACGGACTTCATCTTAAGAACCTTGGACCACATCAAGGTCTACGAGACAGGGAGAATCACCATCCGCTTTATGGACGGAACGGAGATGGAGTGTAATGAGGAATAATATGGGGTTAACTAGCTGACTTGGATCAATGATCTGAGTCGGCTTTTTTAAGTTAACCCGGGTTTACATTGATAAATATTTGGAAATATCTTATAATTTTAAATAGGATAATATGCAAACATTCAAGCAGCCTCGAGTGCATATTCGAGGTTTTTTATTTTGAAAAAACAAGCAATTAGCGAAAGGAGAGGACGAGATGAAAGTTATTTTAAGTAGAAAAGGCTTTGATTCTGGTACTGGTGGGTATCCTAGTCCAATATTGCCTGATGGGACACTGCTTTCATTACCAATCCCCGATGCTACTTCAGATATTAAGTATTCAGATTTAAAATATAAAGAAAACAGTTATTACGAATTAATGAAATCCTTGAAGGGCTCATATTTAAAGGATAATGGCAAAAAGAGCTCTTTATCTAAAAATACGTCCTGCCATTTAGATCCCGATTTAGTTATCAGCGTTTTTGCAAGGGAGAAGGGTTGGAGAGGGATATTTGGGCAGATTGATAGAGCACAGTCCCATCTAGAGAATCAAGAAGTTAAAGAAGGCGATTTGTTTCTATTTTTTGGTTGGTTTAGAAGAACGATAGTATTAGATGGAAAATTAAAATTTGATCCAAGCGACAAGTTTGGAAGGCACATTATTTATGGGTATCTACAAGTGGATGAAGTAATTCAGGCTGATGACCAGAGAAAGTTAAAAAGCTGGATGGAATATCATCCTCATGCATTAGAAAGTAGGTTATGTAGAAACAAAAACACACTATATATAGCTAAAGAGGAACTATCTTTCATGAAGGGGTTACCCGGATACGGGACATTTAAATATGAAAAGCATCGTGCGCTCACAAAGGAAGGTGAGCAGAACCGTTCTTATTGGGATCTTCCATTGGAGTTTAGGAAGCTTGAGATTTCTTGCCATAAAAAAAGTGATTGGACTGATGAGTATTTCAAGTCAAATGCTAGAGGCCAGGAGTTTGTATTTCAAGAGGATGATGCTGTATTAAAGTGGGCTAGAAAAGTTCTTACAGATGAAAACACTCTAACAAGAGAAATAGAAGAAAATGATAAACAGGTTATAGAGAATATATTCAATCCAACACCTAAACAATGGGGACTAAGAGGAGATCCTTATTTGTGGGAGAGTTTGAGAAATCATTTTGAACAAGAAGGTTTGCCAAAGGAAATTGATGAATTTGAGATAGAGTTAATAAAACTATTTAAGTCTAAAACGAGCAAGTCTATTTTTGATAAGGAATCGGTATTCGTGGAGGGATATGCTCACGGAGGAATGTCTAGCGGGCATATTTCTATTGATAAATGGAGAGAGGATTTTATTCCATTTTTAATGGAAAGATTTATTAACCAGAAGACAAGAACGGGTGGTGAAAAATTATGATCCCAAGCAATGACGAATTGTTAATTGATGATTTAAGAGAAGGATTTAGACAATATTTGGAAGTCGAATACCCTCATATAAAGAATAAAAGCGTTACACTGAGTGATGCATTTTACCTTCAAAGACATAATATAGGAATTAGCTTTTGGGAAGCATTAAGAAACGAAGGAACAATGGAACAGTGTCGAGAAAAGCTTGAAGAGTATTTTAAAGATGTTAGAAAAATGAAATCTCCACGGAGTAATTCTTTTACCTACATGAGTTCTATAAAAATTTTAAAAGAGTACATAGATAAGACTTTTGGAGGTGTCCACAGAGAGTCTAACGATATAAGTGATGAATATGAAAATATAATTTCTCCAATCGATGAGGAAGATGATTTAATACCTAAGCCTTGTATAGATGAAATTGAGAAGTACCTAAGAAAGTGGGATAATCTCGAAAACTACACACTTCAAGAAAATGCGCTGGAAAAACTGTTTAACAGGACATACCCCCAAAATACAGAAATTGAAGATGTACTCATAAAAGTCTCATCACTTAATGATTTTTACAGTACTAATATTTTTTCGCCCTTTACTGTGGCTAAGCACATTGTTGCGTTAAACATTGACTCACGGTTAGCAAATAGCGATGTTACACTCGTTAATGACATCGCAAGAGTAAAAATGGATAATGGAAATGTAATTAATTTCTATTCATTTGCGACCAAATATTGTAGTCATCACAAACCTTATGATTATCCTATTTACGATAGCTATGTGGATAAGATTTTAAGATATTATAGAGATGAAGATAGCTTTTATAACTTCAAAACAGCGGAGCTAAAGGAGTTTCCTTTATTCAAGGATATATTGATTGCCTTCAGAAGTTTTTACGGACTTGAGGATTACACCTTGAAGGATATCGATCGGTACTTATGGCAATTAGGGAAAGAGAAGTTTCCAAACAAGTATTAGAGAAGAGGTGATGGTGTGGCAATTAACTACAAGAAATGTCCAAGATGTGGCTCTTTAAATACAATCAAAATTATCTATGGTATGCCAACGCATGATGCCTTTTTGATGGATGAGGAAGGCAAAATAAAGCTTGGTGGTTGCTGCATCACTGATTCAGATCCGGAATATTTCTGCAAAAATTGTGAAAATGAATGGGATAGGCAAACATCTATTGAAAAGGCTTATAGTGAGTTATTAGGCATAAAAGCATCGGTTGGTGGTTACTTTGGTGGCTATTATGAAGTGGATATAGACTTTGAAAGCAGGAAGCTCAAATGGAGCCGTTTAGGTGCTGGTGCAGAAGATTATTATGAAAAGACAATCAGACAGAATACTCTTGATAAATTTATCGATGAGTTAAAAATGTTGACTTTGCTAGACTGGAAGTCTAAGTATATAGAACCTGGCGTTTGTGACGGTACTCAGTGGAGTTTAGAAATCATTAAAAGTGGTCGAAATATAAAGAAGTATGGTGATAACAAGTTTCCAGATGAATGGGATGGCTTTTGTAGGTTGATTAGAAAAACTGTAAACAAAGAATTTGAGTGATGGGGAGGGGGATGAATGAGTGAATATTTAAGTGCAAAATACAATAATGGGAAACTCGATAACACCGTAATTGATATAACTCATCAAGATATCTATGATCTCTATGATATGAACATTAAGGATAAAAAAGAATGTGATGAAGTCACTCAGAGCTCTTACCGCAATGAAAATTACTATGATCAATATGGAGACGATAATTGGAGATTAGCTTTTTATAAAGAGGTTTTATATAGGGATCCCAAAACATCCGGATTTGTTATGCAGTACCCACATGGTACGATTATCACTCAAGCCGAG